GTTTTAATGTATCAAAGTCCATTATATTTCTCCTTGTATATATTTTCGTATTGTTATATTTGTGTTACCTGTATAATCGGTATCATAGTTATTTATAAGAGTTATTCCCTGTTCTTTAACCATTTCTTTAAATCTTTTTCGTTAGGTTTAGGACTATCTCTATAAATTCTGTATTTCTTATATTTTTCACACCACTTCATAATGGTGTCTATTACTGTGTATATTATTCTATCAAACATGGTCTCATTATATCATATTTTGTTAATTCTGTCAAGTCTCATTGATTAACAAATACCTCTTTCATAATCAATTTACATTCTGTCGCATTGAAGTTTATAAAGGGTTTTACTCGGGCCACCTTAAGTGAGATTTCAGGCCATACAATTTTCTCGGTAATTTCTTTATCCCAATTTTTAGTAAAGTTAAGAAAGTGATTAAGAACGACCGTGGTCTGGTAACTAATTTTCCTTTGAATAAGTAAGCGTAACATTCGTGGATGCTGTCCATCAGGAGGAATAAACCCATCATTAAAAGAAAGACTACGGTTGTTAAAGTCATTAGCAACATTATTACAATCTGACCTAAAATGATAGGCAAATGACTCTTTCCTTTTTTTATAAGCCAAGTAAACATCTCTACCATCATTTTGTAGCAGATTACCAATCCATCTTTTGCTATCTGAAATAAAGTTAGCAACAAAGAAATCAAGTATATCATCTTGTCCATATTTTGTACTCAACTTGTGGAAAAAGTATCTGTCTTTCCTTTTTGTAAATGTGTCTAGTTTTGCGTTGACCTTTCCCCCATACTTATAATAGTCATAACTGTCCGATTGAAAGTGTAACTTGATAGCCAAGTAAGTCTTATATACATCAAAGCCTCCATACATCAAGTTGGCAACACTCCTATTTTAGGCATTTTCAACATGTTCTTATTAGTTGCTTCTACCTGTATTTTTTCTTTTAATGATTTTGAAACCAATGATGATATTTGACTAGTATCTAAACCATTCTCATCACAGTACCATACAACAGCGTCCATGTATGTAATTCTTTTTTCTTTTACAATACCCTCTATGATTAAACTAAATTCTTTACTATTCATTGAAGTCCGATCTAACTATATGTTTTCTTAAAGCTCTTAATAGTCTTTCCATATTATCAATGATATCAATTAAACCTTTGTCTGTAATGTAATGCTGTTTGTCTTTTAGTTTGTCGTATTCTTTTAATGAAATCTGCACCATTGGTGTTGGAGGACTAGCCTCATTCTCCATACTGGCGTCTTGTGCTCTTTCTTTTTCTCTTTGTGCTTTGTCTTCACTGTATCATTATATTCTCCTAATTATATAAGTGTAGGTTACTTACTCTCGCTTTCGCCTACACAGGTTGCAACTCTATTAATATATCATATTCCCTTACAAATGTCAAGTGTCAGTGCCTAGTAACTTCTGATTCATTTTCATATTATGCGTAAGGTATAATATACATTGAAATGGGTCGTTTGGTGTTTCAGCCACGGCTAATGTTTGGTGTTTATCGTTTATATAATATTTTATAGCAAATACAATATCACCATCAGTTAAACCATTTTCTTTACCAAAACTAATATTGACAGGAACAAACTTATTATCTTCTATGTATTGATCAATAGTCTCTGGCGTTCCACATAACATTGGCATATTCATGCTGAAAAGATCATAGTCTTGTAGTTCAGCATAACTTGTGGTATTACACAATAGACAGATTAAGATTAATAGTTTTTTCATACCTTTATAAGATATGGGCTATTCTGGCTTGATCTTATCCTTGTTTAATTCTTCATAATATTTATAAAAATCACTAATCGATTTCTTCAAAGGTTCCATATAATCTTTAGGATTCTTTACAAATGTTTGAACTGAACCATCTTCGGAGGCTAGTAAAATAACGATTTGTTCTATGTCTTTTCCGAACATCTCCTTATACATTTGAGCGTATGCCGTAGTCTGCATAAAGTAGTTCTCTATCCAAGATTCTTGTCGTTCTTTGTTTGCTGTTTTAAAATCAATTACTGATAACTTACCATTGTATTCACCAATACAGTCAACTTGACCTGCGATAGTTAATTCTTTACTATACATAATTGTCTCTAAACAATGTATGTTATCTACCTGATCAACGTATGGTTTAATTAGTCTGAATAGACCTAATGGTAATACGCTTCTTTCACTTGGTGTTAAACCTTTAATGTATTGTTCTATTAATGTGTGAGTTTTTTTACCACGATTGGCTGCTCGTCTCATTTCCCAGTTGGCAACATCTTCACCAATACTGTCTCGCCATTTTTGTAGGCCTTCTTTTTTCTTTGGATCAGCACCTAATACTGTAGTAATTGATGGATACGCTTTACCTTCTATATCATAGAAACGAAAACCATCTACTTTTTTACCTTTAGTTACTGGTAATTTTGATTTGTCTAACTCGATAAAATTAAATTTCTTTGTCATTATATTTTCACTTTCATATTTTTATACTCATAGTATATCATAATATAGGTATTTTGTCAAGTGTTAGATAGACCTATATTTCGTCATATGGTCATTTATCTTTTCGGGTGAATTTCTTAATTCTTCCCTATCTTCTTTTCAGCTAGGTACGTATGCCTCATAACAAGTTTTGTTACTATCATTCTTATAAGCACGAAGAATTTGTTTTCTATTATCTTCACTCTTATACGAACAATGAACCCAACCACTATTTGGCTCATCAATATTGTGGAATTCCAAGATCATCTGATCAAAGTCACAATTCTCGCTGATCCACTTACATAACTCTGCATTAGATGTGCCATGTATTTCAAAGTCAGCTGCCTGACCCTTCGCATGCTGTGAGTTCTTACTAGAACCTATTGCTTCGCATAAGTCTGGACTTCTGTAGCCACTTGATATTGATACAACTTTAGCAAAATGATCTCTTACTGGTTGTAGCACATTTTCACATAACTGTTTTAAGTTATTCATGTGGTCTTCACTTGGATTATTATTAATCCCTTTTCGTTCTGCTGTTTGGCTCTTAGTCATTTCGTTCAGACTAAAATTATTACTTAATTTCATTATTGATTCCTTGTTAGTTTCATTATCTTTTCTATCTGTGCCTTAATTATTGGTCCTCTGTTAGGCCAATGGATATAAGGCTCATCGCTCTTTTGTAGGTTATATAGGAAAGGTAATATTATTTTTTCTATTTCTTTAAATCTCGTTTCAACTGCTTCACTATTTACTTCTTTTGTAATTGTTTCTTTTTCGCTTACAATTTGCATGATCTCATTCATCATAGACTTAACATCTGAAACATCTGATTTAACTTTAGATAGTTCTAAATTTTGATTGTCTATTGCTTTAGGGTCTATGGTTGGTTGAGTGTTCTCTGCTGGTTTATCAACAGGAGTTATACCCCAATCTTCATCAAGGTCAAAGCCTCTCATATAATCTGGTATATCTGCCATTATCGTTTTCTCCTTGCTGCTACTCGTTTCTTGTTCTTTGTTATAGCCTGTTCAGTTTTAATTTGTTTTATAGACTTCTTTTGAGTCTGTTGTGCCAATGGGCTACCAGGGTGTGCCTCACCTATTTTAGATAGTGTTTCTTTCCAACCACCATCGTTCTTCATATGACGGCTGCCTGTGCCTGATATAATATTTATACCTTTTGGAACCTGTTTAATATGTTTCTTCTTCTTTAACAACTCTTCCATTTCAGCAATAGTCATCATATCGTCATACTCTTTTTTGGTCTTTGAATTATAAAATGTATATGATGGCATTATAGATTTGTAATTGCTTCTAGTTTATCTTTAGCATGTGCTAGTGCTTCTACTTTTTTCTCTGCTGTTATTACATAGTCAATATGTTCAGCAACACCAATTGGTGACGCTAAGAAAGTTTTTAAATCTGCTTCAGCAACAGCAACATCACCTTCTAGTTTTTTTATTAACGCTTCTTTAATCATTTTCTCTTTCCTCTATTTTTCTTAATGTAGATTCTTCATTGAATCCTTCCATTAATAGTTCGTGTGTTGTTTTATTATCTTCTCTTAATCCGTCCCACAACATTTTCTTTTCATCAAATGTAAATGGTCTTAACATATTTAGTCCATCTTCTCTACGTTCTTTTGTTTGTCTTTTAGATTCTTCTAAAGACAACTTCTCAATTTCTTCATAGTCCATTTTGTAATCCTTCAGTATACCATTTTGGTGGGGTTGATGGCGCCTTCCACGATGCCATTTCTTTTTTCTTCATAACATAATACTTTCTATATGAACCAACTACATCGCCAGGTATCTTACACTCATCAGGCATTGCTGGAGTGGGATCTGTTCTAACTGTATTCAATGATATTCCTTTAGGTGGATTACGTAATATAACACCAAGTTTTCTAATTGTCATATGGTCTTCTGTATGATTGTATCTTAATTTAAATTCATCATTCAACGCAACCATGTGATTGTATAACCAATAGTAATTATATGCTGACGCCATGACCCATACTGTACTAGGGTGTTTAACGTGTGAAGCTTTGTAGATTATATCTTCATGTTTCTTATTCTTTAGTCGCCATCTTTTTATTCTTCTATTAGATTTAGTTCTATCTTCATACTGTTCGCCATCGATTAATCTGTGCGCAGTAGATAGCATTTGTGCTGACTCAATTATCATTTTAACCACATGTTTATCTATCAACATCTTTGCTGATTTTACAGGGTCTTTGTGTACATAAAATATATTCATTAGTGTTTCAAACCTTTCTTCATTACATAGTCCATTAGTTTATATTTGTGTGCCAAATCAATCATCTTCTTATACCATAAAGCTTTGAAGTCAGGATTAGTTGCCTTCTTACACGCCATAGCAAGTGCGTCTAATCTTTGTACTTCTATTGGTATATGTATTTTTGGTTCCATAGTCTATAATATATCACACTTTAGGGTACTTGTCAACCCTCTATTTGCCCAAGTTTGTACCATTAGTTATCACTGTTCTAACCAAAGTAAAGCCCTTGTTATTCCAATCTAGTTTCTTTACACATTCGGTATCTGTTACACAGGTAGTTTTCATACAACCTGATAGAATCACCAATAATAATATAATACTAATCTTTTTCATTCCAGTCATATATTTGGTCTAATTTTAATTTAATTTCGTCTGGATCCATGTCTTTGAAGTCACCTATTTTAGTGACCATTTTCTTATAGTCTCTATTCTTCTCATTAAGTCTTTTAGCCTTCTTACGTTCTCTCTCTAATCGACTTTCTAAATCAAACTTTTCTTCGGTCTTCTTCATGTTTCTTTTCTGACGCCATTGTCTTAATGATATGTTTGCTGCGATTAAGAGAAGTACAGCGAGAGGGTCAAATACAAATATGAGTATCAATATAACAACTCTAACAGCATGATCAAACATGTCTTTGGCGTTCTCACCATAGATTAACTCTGCCACATATTTGATTGGTCCTACTTCTGCTTCTATCTTATCTTGTTCTAGTTTTAAACTACCTTTCTTATCAGATAGTTCAGCAATCTTATCACTCGCCTCATTTATAGCAAGTGTCAATACGTCTCTTTCAGGTTTTTGTTTCTTACGTTCTTTTAAACCTCTAGTCACATATTCCTTATCAATATAAACTTCTAATGCCTTATCTAATAAGGTTAATGTCTTTTGTGATCTTTCTATAATAAGTTCTTGTGATTTAATTTGATTGTTTAATAATTCTATTTTGATATTATTACTTGATGTAGGTTTGACTTGATCTAGGTGTGCCTTTGATAGAAAACCAAAGATACCTAATGATGTTATGAATATCAATACTATAATGGCTATAAACAAATAAAGTTTTAGTAACCTGGGTACATTACTATTCCAATTGTGATACAACCAACTAGCCGCAACCAATTTACCAACTTCTAATGCTGAACCCATTAAGATAATAGGTACAACAGCACCAGCAAACAATGTCGCTAGTCCTACGATGGAATACCCAGCCGCTATAATTGATATAGATATGGCTGATATGAAAGTTAATAATGTTAAAAACATAGTTATATTTAGTTGATTGTCTTATCTGAAGCGTAGGTATCTTCTAGTTTTCTAATCTTCTTAATTATTCTAATAACTCTTTGGTCATAATCAGCTGTTGTAGAAAACTTATCTAATTTTTTAATTAGTAATGTAGGGTCTTGTGTTTTTTCTCTTAACGATCTAAACTCTTTGTATGCTCCGTGTTC